CGCCCTCTGCATCATATGCTCCCGCAACAAACCCTTGCCCCACAGAATACGTTTGCTGAGGTTGCCCATAAGTTTGTGCTTTGATATCCAATTCTGCTTGTGTCGCAGGACCAGTGAAAGGTAACTCCTTTCCGCCAGCGTCCATCCACACTTGATACAAACCCTGCGCGTTATCTGGGTCTTGATACCTGTTTTGTAGTGTCCACGCCATGGTCTATATTCCTAATGTTTCGTGCCAAGCCACATGCTCTCGGTAGTGAGCAAAAATCCAATCGGCAGCTTTCTTCTCGTCGTTAAAGTCTACACTTGTTAGGTCAGTACCCGCAAGCCCAAGCGCTCCATTCGCCTCGTCGTGCGCGCTTTGATGCCTGAGAGCATAGGATTCCCAATTCTGCCAATTCACCGGGTAAAGCTCGTACACCACCAAATTCTCAAGAGTTTGCTTCTGGATCGCGTCTCGAACCAGTTGGTGATCATCGAAATTGTTGAACCCCCATCGGTCAGCCGGCCCTTTGTCTTTTACGTCAAGGTTGAGCAGAGCAGTAAGATCAGACATGCTCAGTGCCCATAGTAGCTTTCTTCGTTATAGGACTCGCCTACACCGATCAACACAAAGTCCGGCGACATCGAGGTCAACGTCATCCCAAGGCGTCTTCCAGATTGATTGCCGTCCGCGCCCTGCACGCCAGAAGGACTGGTTACAAATTGCAACGGAGCGCTGACATTGTTGACGAACGTAATCGGTAGCAGCGCATTGTTGATCCAAGTGATGAACGCATTGACCGAGAACGCAACAGGACTATTCGTGTCCGAATCCAACGTCCCGCTGAAAACAACGCCAGAATTACCGAGGTCGTAACTCTCCTGATAGATGTCCATCGTGGTCTTGAACGTCATAATGGACTGCCCCGCCCATAGTTTCGTCTGCACCTTCTTTGCCAACGTCGAGGAAGCGGTTTGGAACATCTGGTACACATTCGTTCCGTCATGCCCCCAGCCTTGGGTCGTTGCGTCTTTCTGAAACGTCGTGGAGAAAATGGTGTTAAGCCCCTGCGAGGCGATGAACCACTTTTGCTCGTTCCACAAGCACATGACAGTGCGTTGCGTGTTCGTCGTCGGATCGAGCGTGTTGATGATCAAACCCAAGCATCGAACGCGGAAAATTGAAGTAACAAACAGTGTCGGCGTAACAACACTGAAATTCGCTTTCTCAAATAGCTTGTCGATCTTGTCGGAAATCTTCGTTGCCGATCCGCCGTAGACCTGATACACCCCGGTCGGATTGACGATGCAAATCGAGTTTCCAAAAGGAATCAGCGCATCGCGCCACCCGAGGCCAGTTTGCGGGTCCACGTTCTGATTGTTCATCGTCGTGGTGGCCGGAGATCCAGAAGTCTGCACGTTCGAGATGACGTTGATACCACCATCACCAAAGAGGTACAAATAACTGTTGGCTTGCTGCAGGTTGACGAACTTCGTTTTCAGAAATCCGTCAGTCGATTTTGTCGTGCCCCCGCCGTCGGCCGTCGAAAAGTCAGCCCCGTTTGACGGAGCGCTGAAAGAGAATTGCGCACCGCTCATTACCCAAGCGCGTTGCTGATACGCTTCGACAGCAGTTCCGACAACACCCGAGGGCATCACCCATCCGACGTTGATAGCTTCGCCTACATTACTGGCCGTCGCCGCTTGCGTCAGCGTGATCGAGTTGGACGTGAAAGTTTGAACTAACGTGCCAGCAGGAATATCTCCCGTTCCGCTTGTGACGGTCATCCCGGTAACAAGGCCCGCCGTGCTTGCGACTGCGGTAACGGATGTTGTACCGTTGGTCGTTCCCGTTGTCACCAAGGTAGTGAACCCGGACAGCCAAGAAGGGGCGAAATCCCCGGGCGAATACAGCACGCCGTCCCAAGCGTAATACCCCGCCGAGGTCACGATGATAATGCCAGACGCGCCCCACTGCGCACAATCAGGCAGCGTCGGCGACACAGAGAACTTCCCGGCAGCTCCAATCGTACTCACCCCGCCCGCCAACGCTACCGCAAGAGCTGACCCATCAGCTAGGAACAGGGCATGGTAAAAGTTCGCGCCGATGTTAAATGGAAAGTCGAACACGATCGTCTGACCGGCGGTATAAAGCGGCGTCGCATTGTCGTACATCGCCCGCAAGTTCCCGGCACCAAGCGGCGCCATATTCTCCATCCACGACGATTCCTGATCACCAATCGCGCGACGGTCATCATGCAGATTGACTCCCTCAAAGCCTTCCAGCCAAAATAGCTTAGGGGTTTCCTTCTGAATTGTTTGGTCGAGGTTAGCCATTATGCGTAGTAGCTGGGTATAAATGTCGGTTCGCTCTGTTCCCTTGATCGCCTCATCGTTTGCTCGAAGATGCCATAGACGTTTTTCGCTTCCTCCGGCCGGCGCGCGTTCATGAGCGCCAGGTAAGCGGAGAAGTAGGGTACGGCGTCAGTCCACGGATACGGTATCGCTTCCGGCGTCGTGTCATCGACCAAATCAATCGGCGTGCAGATGCAATCCCAATCCATCGGCAGCGAGTTCGTCGGTACAGGTCTAAGGTACACGGAACCAATTTCACCTTGTGCATATTGTGCCCAGATAGCAGGCTGTCCAGAGACAACCGGATAGGAGCGAACAAGAGCTTGAAGATCGTTCCAGATCCATTGATCCAGCGTCGGTTTCAGCGCGCCCCACGACACGGCGACAGATTGCACAAACAGAATTTTACCCACGCCAGAGGTGAGAGCAGCAAGGGCATTCGCCGCGACGAAGGTGTAGACTTCTTGCCCGTTCACGGTGTTCAGGCAGTTAATGACCGGAGTGGCCGTCGCCGCGACGACAGGAGCGCCGCCAGTGAAGGTTGTCGTCGTGGTGTTGTCATAGCCTGATCCAGCAGTGAGAGGCGTCACCGCGGAAACCGCAGACCCCGCCATCGTCACCGAGAAAGTAGCACCCGTTCCCGGACCGACTGCTGTCGCCGTTGGCGTGCCACCATAATTGCCGCCGGTATTGACCGTCACCGAGGCAATGCCGTTCGTTGACGGAGGAAGGACGCGAACACACTGCCCTTGGGCGGCAATTTGCCCACGAGCCTCGTTGATGAAGAGGGTTAGATTAGCGGTTGTCCAGAATTGCGGGTTCGGATCGTGCAGCAGATTCTTGGTGCGCGTCAGGTAAGTATTGAGCACGGTATCACGCTAAACCTACAAACTTGGTCAAGCCCGGATCGCCTTGGCGAACCATTTCATGCGGCAGACCATCCCCATGCAGGGTCACATGAATCCACTCGCGCCACATTTCGACCAGGCGGAAGAACTGTTCTACCTGCGTCGCCAATCCCATATTGGAGATGAAAAACCGCTTTTTCTCCCCAACATAAACGGGTTTCTTTTCATACTCAAAACCGCCAACGACATCGTAAGAGTGCTGCGCAACGCCGTATTCGGAATAACAGTTGTCGAAACCGAAAAAATGCTGGTGTTGGAACCCCATCAGTAACGCAACATGAATTGAAATCAGCGTAACCGTCGATCCCCAACCAAGAGAAGGCTCGCCATTGAGCAGCTTGGCCTCCTCTTCTAAATCGCGCCCTGTTTGTCCGCGGTAATGAAACATTTCGACGTTGTAATCCTCGAGATGATCAAATAAGTTTGGATCGCACTGTGAGGCAATCACATAGATCGTTTCCTTCTGCGGAAGAGACAGATTACCCTTGTCTTCTCGTCCGCCATCGCAAACAGTAGCGTAGGTAGGAATGATACCTTGGCGCACGAGATGGTCATGCGCCGACCCGCAAACTAGGATGTGCTTGAACTCGCGCAGCTCGTCAAACTGATCATTCAGGGAATGCCCCCCAGAGACGATTGCAATTTTCTCGTCTTTGCGCAGAATGGATCTGCCGCTGGTATCAGTGAAACGAGGAACCTTGCGCGCTAAGTTAATCGCAATGTTCCTCGCCAGAAGCTCCGGCTTGATGACTTGTTCCGCTTGCACTGTAAGCGGAACCACCCGGCCATTAAGGGTTATGTCGATATACCCCTTGATCTCTTCCATGTTGGCACATGGCTAGATCGGCTGCAGCCAGCTTGTATCTGTCACCCCACCGACCACCGCAGTAGGCGGAACCGTACCGCTCACGCCGGTCAGTTGGTAGATGCCAATGACAGCGAGTTTCGGCACCGCTTGAATTCCGAATCCGCCATCTTCCACGACGGCAGTCGAGACTGTAAGATCGCTGCCTGTGGCGATGGCAATTCTGGCCGGCCGTGGGAAGGTAATACCTTTCTCGTGCAATGGATTTGTCCACAACGCGGTGCCGGCCACGGTGTTTTGCGTCGATACCAGCACCGGCGAGGATCCGGTTTGCCAGACAACCGAGGTATATCCGCTCACGAACGTAGTGACTGCGAAGTTCATGATCGCTGTTGCGCCGGCACCGCCGACACCGAACGCCAGCGTCGGGACTCCGGTAAGCGGCGTACCCTGAGTGAGCGGGTACAGGCCGGTGAGCAGGCCGGTCCCGGTCAGGCCCAGGCGCACCGTTGCGCCGGTCCCGGTCGTATCGCGCGGATCATTGATGAACGTGCAGGTTGCCGCGGCGTAACCAGTGCTCTTGAGAGCGTAGCCTGCGCCTTGGTTGTCGATGATGACTTGCGCGGCGAGTAGCGCCGATGTCGTCGGGATGCCAGTGACGTGCGCGGTGGCTTGCAGTCCGCCTGGAGGCGGCGCGGAAATGATGGCCATCGGCGGAAAGAGATACCCGGCCCCAACGGTATCGGCGGTAACTCCAGTCGCGCCGGTGATCCCAGTAACTACGGTAGTGGAGATCGCGCCACCAACGACGGGGCACCATGTCGATGAACCCGAAGACGCAGTAACCGTCATCGCAGTTGCGGTCGCGCCAACGCCGGTCGTCGCGCCGGTCGCCAGCCCGGTCGTAATGAGAGCCCCGACAGGGCAGCCGGTCAGGTTCGCCAGCCGATAGTTCGCGCCGTCTGACGCAACCATCTTATTGACGAGAGGGGCATTCCCGGTATTGCGCCACGTTCCGGTCACAGGGTCAAGCCATTGCAACGACGTGTACTGGCCTAGGGCCACCATGAAGTTTCCAGCCGGAAGAGTGTACGTCGTGCCAGCAGGAACACCGATCGCGTTGGTTGCTTTGCCCCTCAGACCGAGGGGGATTCCATTTCCACCGAGCATCATTTTCTTTTCTCCTTGTTAGAACGCGCCGCCGGTGATCCCGGTGATTTGCATTCCGCTGATCGGTTTCGCGCACACGGTTTGCATTGCGATGATGACCACGCCGACGTTCGCGATCTGTAAATTCGGGATTGCCGAGTAGAACCCGCTGAATGCGAACGGGGCATCTTCGGACACATAGGCCGCGAAGTATTTGGTGTTGATCATGAACGCCGTTCCCTTCGGGCAGAACGGATCCATGAAGAAAGGCGCATCGCCAAGCATCAGCCCACGGAAACCCGCATTGACCGAATCGTCCTTGCCGTACTTCGATCCCGGGTTCGTGCGGAAACTTTCTAGCGACAGGAAGTCCTGCATTAGCGCGGTCCAGTCAGACGGGCTCATAACCACGAAATCCGGTGCCTCGCCGCCGTTCAAGGCGGTAGTCTGCACCAGGTACGCGAGCATCGCGCTGCGCGTATTGACGGCGCCGGCCGCGGCAGTCAGTGTCGATTTCCAGAACGGGCTGGCCGATCGCGATATGCCACCATACGTTGTGACGTTCGTGGCATCGTCGTAGGCTTGCGGCAGGCCGTTGATGATTTGGCTTGCGTTCGGAAGCTGCGAGCTGTTTGTAAATAGGGCTGTCGAGATCGCTTGGACTGCGACAGTCTTGGCATCGGCCATGCGCGCCTTCATCAGCGGAACGATCGCCTCCGATGACTGGATCAGGGCTTCCATGCCCATGAACGAGATCGGGACCACGCCCACGCAGAGATTGAATTCCGCGTTTTGCATTCCTGGCTGGATCGCAGGTTGCGGGAAACCACCCGAGTAATCCGTCCACGCGAAGTTGACGAAAGACGACCCCTGCACCGGAACGGTGATTTGGGACATCCCGCCTTTCGCTTTCTGCGCCGTGCCGAACAGCAAGTTCAGCGTCGGCGTCGCTTTGTAGATTTGGACGAAGAGGGCAGGAACGACCGCGCGCCTGGTAGCCGCTACGAGTTCATTACCTACCGCCCCACCAGGGACCATTCCGACGTTTGTAATTGCCATGTTCTACGCTCCTAGTCTTCTTTGTTGGCGTTTCCGAGATTGGTCATCATGGTGTCCATCATCCATTGTTCCGGGTCAGCCATGAGCTGCTTGAACGATTCGTCGTCTTTGTTGTCCGGCGAGATGAACTGCATACGCGAGGAATACTGCCGAGGGGCCGGCGTTGGCTTCGGCTGGCGCGACTCGAAGATCACCACCGCATCGTCCGGGTCTTGGATGCCGCGGTCCTTCATGAGCCCGAGCAGCTTTTCGGTGCCCTCTTTGGTATAGCCTCGGTCTTTCGCGATCTTGTCAATCTTGGCGGCGAAGGTTTCAACGTCGCTGTCCTCTTTTTCTTTCTTGCGCGCGTCGAGAAAGCCGTCGATCTTCTTGGACAGGTTCGTTTCGATTTCGCCCATGCGCTTGTCGATTCCGGTGCTGAGTTCTTCGGTCTTGACAATCGCGTCGAGTTCGGGAATCGAAGCCTGTGGATATTTCTTCTTCACGAGCTTGCGGAAATCGAAGCCAACCGCAGAGTCATCGTACAGTGACTTGACGAACGCTTGCGTTTTGCGCAGTTCGGCAAGTTCGGTTTTGCTCAGTCCGGCAAGTTCGGCGTCGGAGATGTCGGCCATGATTATTTCTTCCCTTCGACGTGCTTGATGCCCAAGCGACCATTGCCGCCGGACTCGGGATTGCGGGCCTTCGCCATCGTACCTTTTCGGGCGCCGAAGTCCACGTTGTCCATCGGCACCTTGACGATCATCGGGTCATTTTCGACGAGCTTGTTATGGCCGGCGTCGGGCCAACCCTGTCCAGTGGAAGTTTTGAAACCGCTCATGGTTGTGCTCCTGGTTGTCCCGGTGGCATACCGGTAGGGGAAGGTCCGGGTGGTGCGCCGCCTGATGCGCCTCCGGGTGGTGCGCCGCGCGCTTGCATCGCTGCAATCATCGGCGCTTGTTGTTGCTTTCTCAGGGCGAGATCGCGAAGCATTGAATCCTGTATTCCGCCCCCTGTGCCACTGGAGGCCGGAAGGTTCTTGGATAGTGCGCTGATCGCAGAAAGAACGACCTTATGCAGCGGCGACTCAGGGCCGATCTGCGGTAGGGCTGTTTCCAGCATGAGCAACGCTTGCTTGACTTGACCAGCGGCGTGCGCCTGGGCGCCTAAGTTGGCGCTCGGCGCTGCCGCCGGGCTCGGCGTCATCATGCCGGGTGACATTGCTGGACCCGGCATAACTGCTTACCGTTTGCTGCGACGGTGACTGCGTTTCGACTTACGGCCGCGTTTCGCCATGATGCGTCTCCTTGGTAGGATGCCAATTTTATTAAGGGAAATCAGCAATACCCTTTTTCACTTTGCACGCATAGCGTATTCCTAGATTTTTTTATTGTCAATGTTTTCATATGGTTAAGCATAAATTTTAATTGCAATCCTCAAGCATTTTTCCATCTGTATTTGCTTAAGGAAAAATACTTCTGCTACAATCCGAACATGGAGCACATAAAAGAAAAACGCATCCGGTTACGCGCAGCAGGAAGGCTCGGCGGTCTAAAGGGCGGACGAGCTAGGGCAGTCGCACTCACACCGGAGCGCCGCAAAGAGATCGCCACCCTCGCCGCAAAGGCGCGTTGGAAAACACACCGAAAAAAAAGGGAATTATATACTTGACTCCACAAAGCGAATCAGCGGGTTATGAGCCTTAATGTCCTCGACCTTTTCTCAGGCATCGGAGGTTTTTCGCTCGGCCTTGAACGCGCTGGAATGCGAACTGTCGCCTTCTGCGAGATCGAGCCTTACCCGCGAGCAATTCTTCGCCAGCATTGGCCTGCCGTGCCGTGCTATGACGACGTGCGAACCCTTACCGCAGAGCGCCTTGTCGCCGATGGCATCGGGCCAATTGACGTTATTTGCGGAGGATTTCCCTGCCAGGACATCAGCTCCGCAGGCAAGGGCAACGGGATTGACGGCGAGCGTAGCGGGCTATGGTCCGAGTACGCCAGACTTGTTGGCGAAATTCGACCGCGCTACGTCATCGTGGAGAACGTCGCAGCTTTGCTTGGAAGGGGGCTTGACCGCGTTCTCGGAGACCTTTCCACGCTCGGGTATGACGCGGAATGGCATTGCATACCGGCTTCCGCCGTTGGTGCCCCTCACCAGAGGGACAGAATCTGGATTGTGGCCTACCCCGCGCGCCTCGGCAAACGAGAACAGGACGAAGAACGTCACCCCTTCGCAGATGGCGGGAAAGCACGGGATGTATCTCTCGACGGCGGTGCGGCTATGGCCGACGCCGAGAGCCAGCGACGGACAGAAGCGCGGGGACTTCAATGCGGAATGCCTGCGCAACGGCTTGCCGGCGGCAGTGAAGCGGTATCCGACGCCACGATCGAGCGACGCGGACAAGGGCGGCCGTGGGGATTTACTTGCGAGCCTCCGCGGTTATTCCACGCAACGCGCGACATGGCCGACGCCAACGGCGAATCGGTGGAGTGGCCTTCAATCGCATGGCCGCAATGCGATCCTTGGATGCCTGAACCCGATGTGGGTCGAGTGGTTGATGGGCTACCCGTTACGGTGGTTGAGCAAGAATTACGAGCCCTCGGAAACGCCGTTGTCCCCCAAATTCCAGAAATTATCGGGCGGGAAATCATGAAAGGACTAAGGCGTTGATATGGTTAGTGGAGTTAAGTATATAAGTCCCAAAAAAAAGGCGGACCGCAGCCCGCCTAAGTGATCGCGTCGTAGAAAGGGAGGAGGAACTACGCGCGATTTCTTGCAGCTTATTATTCGGCCATCACCTAGCCCTTGCGGTTTTCTTATTTGTCAGCAATTCAGGATGTGCTTTGATCAACGCCGCCTTCGCCGCTTGACGCTTCTTCACGCCGGCAAGCAACTGGTCTTCCTGTGGCGGGTGCATCATGGTGATCAAATCTTCTTCGTCGATCGCGCCGAGCTTCTTCAACGTGACCGCAAGCTCGCGCGCATCGTCGATGAAGGCCGGGCTCGATGAATGGCTATCGACCTGAACGTAAGCATCACCAGGGATTTGCTTCAAAAAGAATTGCTCTCCGTCTGACGATTTGAACACGCGGTCCTCTTTCGCCTGCATCAACTGGAACGTGATGTCAGCGGAAGTTTCTGCATCACGCTCGATGCGAAGCGCACGCTCGCGAAGTTTCGGGCTCGCCGTTCGCATCAAGGTCCTCGCGTGTGCGTTCGCGCGCACACCGGACTCGCCTTGGCCCTGCATGATCGGTTTGAACCCACCCACTTCATCGAACATCGCGGATAGTTGCTCCACTTCCTTAAATAGTTCCTCTGGAATCTGCGGGATCATATCTTCGACCTTCGCGCCAGGGCTCTGCTCTTGCAGATACCCGCCAGGCGCCATCGCAGCGCGGAGCTTTTGGCTGGTGAGTCCGCTGAAACCGATAAACGCTTTCGGCGGCTTGACACGCAGTTTCATCAGCCGGCGAATATCAAGCATTGCTTCGGTCAGCAAATCTTGGAGCAACATTACGCGCGCTACTTCAGAGCGACCCCAGAAGTACCCCGGTACAGGGTCCGCGCATATTTTAGAAAATGGGTGCAAGCCCTTGACGCCGGTAAGATTGCGGTGCCTCAACTTCCCTTCCAGCAAGATTTCGCCCTCGACCAACTGGATGGTCGTGTAGTCCTCTCTGTCATCGTCGATAACCCATAATTCGTCTATACGAAGAAGATCGGCGAGCATGTCAGGGCTCAGGTCAGTGCGTGCTGACGGTGACATTGAGACTTGCGCCACGGCACCAGATGCAGAACTCTGCGCAACTGGATTTAAGCCGCCTAAGACGACTTGGTGCAGCCAATTCTTGCGCATTCCTGCATCGGTCGTTCCGCCCATGTTCTTGAGCTTATCCAATATCTCCGTTTCGTCAGGCCGGCCGTCAACCATCTGCCTGATCTGGTCTTTGGATAGGTACATCGTATGCACCATGGCTTGCTGCTGTTCGAGTCGCTGTAAATCTTCGCGCTCAACGCCGAAGAATTCAGGGTGAACCAATTCGGGGCTGAAACCAGGGTAAAGGCTGGTGGGCTCATTCCAGTTATGTTTAAGCAAGCAGCACCCTTTTACTAGCCCGGTGTCCACGCCTTGAGAAAAGAGTACGTCACCATCCGACCTACGGTATTCACGAGATAAATACTTCGAGGCAATCTTGGCTCGACCAAGCCAGGGATCTCCGTCAGTCGCATCGAACGCGATCGAGTAGCGTACTTCCCCGGGCGCATACAGGTATCCAGATGTTCTGTCGATGTGGACGCCGGTGCGGTTGTAAAGCGATTCCTTCGCGGCGTCCGTTCCCCTTTCGTAGTACGAAAGATTCGTCGCGGCTTCTTGCGATCGAGTCGGCTGGGAATAGGCGCAAACCTCTATGACATCTTGCGCGAACGTGATGAGTTTCCGTTCGGAGTTTGGAACGCGCATCAGCGCACCTTATTGACCGGACTGATCGGCACGCGATGCGCACCGCCGCCATGCGCCTTCGAGACGCGCTGCATCATCGACAGTGGATTGACGCCCTCTTTGGCCGCGGCTGTGGCACCAGCCTTCGCCGCAGCGATAATATCGCCAGAAGGCTTCCACATGCTCGCAACAGCCTTTTCCAGATGCGGAGGCGTCTTAACCGCTACCTCGCCCTCGCGCACGCTGTCCTTGAAATCCGTGTACCCCAAGTCATTTTCCATGATGCTCTGCGTGATGTCCACGGCCCTCGACATATTGCCCTTGATGGCGAAGCCGGCGGGGACTTGGCTTTGTTTTGCGGCAAGCGCTTGGCACCCCGGGCAGGGAGGAGGCGGGTCGGCGCGGTCGAAGTGCAGTTTGTCAAATCGACAACCACATTCCCCACATTCATATGTGCGGACGATAGCCATAAGTGCACCCTCCAGGGAAGCAGTAAAGGGCGGCTTATGTCTTGCCGCTGGGCGTGTCGTAGTTTGCGAAGAGCGCGGCCAGTCCTTTCCTCGCGTCGGCCACTTCTTTATCGAGAAACACGCCAAGGCTTTGCAACCGCGCTTCCTCTTCGGAAATCTTCGCAGTAATTACCGCCTGTTTTTCGTTGTGCTCCGCGGTCAACGCAGCGGACTGCGACACCAGTTCATTGATCTTGCCCTTGATTGCTTCTCTCAACGTAGCCATTCGATACCCCCGGAAATTGGAAAAACAGCAAGTTAAACTATACTCTTTCCGCACCAATGTCAAAAGGTCAGGACTGTATTGACACTTCCTTTATCTTCCTCAACACGACATCCTTTGCACCTACCGCGGCGTCTGGATCCACGCCAAGCTCATGGGCGAGCGCCCGACAAAAATCATCCAGCGATACGGCGAGAGCGATACCCTCCTCATCTACCGTGATCTTTATTTCCGGGTTGCCCCAATGACGCGAGATGACAAGATTTTCTGGCACGGCCGTATCCTTATAGGATAATTGCAGTTGTGGAGTTTATCACTTTAATAAATCTACCACTCGCAACATCAAAGAGTACCCTAGAGGTTGCCTCACCGCCGGTATAAGTGCCCACAAACTCAACACCTGTCGGCCCATAGATAACGCCGGATTTGACTACTGCCGGATCGGGCCAGACGGTCAAATTCGTTCCGGTCACGCCGCCCCAAATGAACTGCCCAGGATGGGCAATCAATTCTTCGGCAAAAGACGCCCCGACGCCAGACCAAACATAATCCCCGGTCGTCGCGCCTACAAAGAAGGGGATGCCGCTTGGCGCTCCCGCCCATGAGTATTGTCCTGGCGCTGGCGCGATTTCTACAACAAAACTCGATTGCGCCCCCGACCACGAATACGCTCCCCGAACGGCGCTGATGCTCTTGGCGACGCTTCCTTGCTCTCCAGCCCACGAATAAGCCCCAACGCCTGCGTTCAACCGCTCCTGTATGCCCGCGCTCTCGCCGCTCCAAGCGTAGCTTCCGACCGTAGCCAGAATCGTCTGCGTAGAAACGATTTGCGCAGGATTTCCGCTCCACGACCAGCCCCCCGCGGTTGCGGTAATCGACATTGGGACGGCTGCTTGCGTTCCCGACCAGGTATAGGCGCCAACCGACGCCGTAACAATGGCGACAATGCCGGCGGCGGAACCTGCCCACGACCAGCCGCCGACGAGCGCCTGTATGCTGCCAAGAACGCTCGCAGCAGCGGAACTGATAGCCGCACCTACGGTCTTGTTCGTCATCACCTTGGACGAGGCGGACGCCGATTCGGTGACTGTGACCGTCTTCAAGTTTGTCGGGACGGCAAGAACTGCTGCTGCGGACTCCGTTACCGCAACCGTCTGTAAGTTCGTTGCAACGTTAACTGATGCTGCCGCCGACTCGACCGCGCTCTGCGTTCTGGAACCTGCTGGGAAAACGGAACTTGCAATCTTCGTCGCCGCTGCCGCCTCGGTAACTGTCACCGATTTCAGATTGGTCAGAACTTTGTCGGTCTGTGAGCCACCCGCCGTGCCTGCCGCTGCTATGGTCCACTGCTGCACCAGCTCGATGATGTCCGCGCAGTAGGCAACGCCGTTGCCCTTGGTCATCGTCAGCGTGATATTGCCCGGCGCCGTGGCGACCTCGTGCGAGCCGAGGCTGATCGCCATGTCGTTCGCGGTG